TTGCCACTATCTAGAATAATGTTGTGGTCATTTAAATTTACAGTTGTTGAGTTTACAGTAGTTGTTGTTCCACTAACTGTTAAGTCACCTGTAACTGTAAGATTATCTGCTACAGTAACTTCTGAAGTCGAATGTCCTAATGTAATTGCAATACCAGAAGTTTCAGTAGCAACTTTTAAAGCACCAGTAGCATTAGTTATGTAGGAATTAGAACCATCATGGTATAAAGTAAAATCTTGACTATCACCAACCTTAATTGGTGTAGAATCTGTTAAGAGCAAGGAATCTGCTGATTCATCCCATAGTAGATATGAACCTGCTGTAGCACCGAAAAACTTAACATCATGCCCTGTATCGTCAACTCCTACAGTAAGAGTACCAACCATTGTTGAGTTACCAGTAACGTCAAAGCTACCTGTAACATCTAATTGGTCAGCACTTTCATCCCATTCCATGTACTTTCCAGAAGTAGCACCAAAGAATTTTACGTCATGTCCTGTATCATCAACACCAACTGTTAATGTACCTCTTTGAACTACACCATCTGCTGATGTATCCCACAACCAATATCGACTTGCTGTATCTCCGAAAAGTTTAACATCGTAACCTGTATCATCAACTCCAACAGTAAGAGAACCTGCAACAGTTAAAGCACCACTGGCTACTGTTATTAAATCTGTATCATCTGTATGCCCTATGGTTGTTCCATTAATGAGGACATCATCAATATCTAAAGAGCCACCAGAAATTAATCCTGTGGTTGTTATTGTTGATGAACCTGTATCAATCGTTCCAAAGCCACTTGTTATTGAACCACTATTTAATGCACCCACTGTTGTTGCAGCAGTTGTAACAAGGTTAGGCATTGCAGTTATTTCATCGTCAAAGTATGCAGCTAAATCTGTAACTGCAACCTGTTTCATTGTGCCATCATCGTTAAACACAACTCTATCAGCATCTGCTACTGTAGTTGAACTGGCAGTTGTATCGCCATCTATTATGTTCAATTCAGTAGTTGTTACTGTCGCACCGTCAAGTATTTCTAGTTCTGCTTCAGAAATACCTGCTGAACCTATTGTTACTGTTCCTGAAAAAGTTACATTAGCACCACTGAATGTCATTGCAGTTGTCGGTGTTGAACCTGATTTAATTACAAGTTCGCCACCACTATTTGTAAATGACCCATAGGTAGCACTACCATTTTTAAGGGTAATATCATCCCCATCTGCATCGAGGATTATATCCCCTGCAGCATCTAATGTAATACCACCTGAACTGGCGAGTTTAATTGCATCTGCATTAGTGCCATCAGACACAAGATCCAAATCACCATCAGCGTTACTATAAATATATGTACCAGTGTCTTGAAAGTATAGCTTCTCAGTGCTATTAATAAGAACGTCATCAGAGAATTTAAAGTAATCCTCATCCTCCATCCAGTATAATACACCATCATTACTCTCACCATCAAAAGTTACTGTAATATCTGTACCAGCAGTTCCTGCACCAAAGGTTAAAGTATTGCCCAATAACTTTGTTACAGGTCCACCTTCATTAGCCGTACCATCGTGAGTATGCCCACTACTTGCTTGAAATGCAGCTAGTAACTGGTCAAATTCATCATTGGTATGTGCCGCTGTAATTGTATCGCCATCAGTATACGATGACTGTCGTGTGTACGTTGCTCCCATCTATCTTCTAGCCCCTACCTGATATTCTAGACCAAATCCTTTCAGTGAATATGGTGCTGTTGTTGCACTGTCGTTTATTCTTAATGCGACAGCAAATCCTGATCCTTCTACTGGTTGCCTTACAAGTGGTTGTGAAGTACCCCCATAAGTACCGGGAGTGGATGAAGTTGCACCATAACTGGTTGTTCCATATATTGCAACGACATCAGTAGAAGTTAATGAGTAAGCTGCAGGTCTTGCAGAATTTTTATCCTCATAATCGTATCGTACAAACATATCAGCATATATCGCTGATTCTGGTTTGTAGTTAATAAGTACCCTTTGCATATGCTTCCGTATGCCCGGATCACCAAAAGTTAGATCTGGACTTCTATATCTTCCAGAAATCTTTGTTCCGTTAAAATCATTTCCCTGTTCTTGCCTATAGATGTATCCATCATAACCACCGTGCAGGACAAGAACCTTACCTGCTTCTACAAAAGTATCTGTTGATGCAGGTTTAATCCCTTTTAACTCTGCAAATTCAAAGGCTGCTCCTTGAGCAGTTCCCTTCATAACACAGATAACACCTGCTGTACTTGCTTCACTTGTTCCATCTTTAGGAAAAAATATCCTGTATTGTGTTTTATCAGGTATAACAATTGATTCAAATAGGGCTGAATCATTTATAACTCCGTCAAATACGGACTGTATGTTTGCACTTATTGTTCCAAGTTCAACGTCACCAATTCTTGCAGTACCTGCAACTGTACGCAACCCATCTGGTCCAAGAAAGATTAAGTCACCTGCAAATTCCTGTATTGTATCTCCGTTGACACATCCTATATTTCTCGTTACAGGAACAATAGCAAAATCTGCTAAAGCACTTCCTGTCAATTTAAAAATTCTATTCTCACAAAATATGAACAGACTATCACGGAATGTCTTTAATCCAACGATTGTATCGTCAACTTTAACGCTTCCTGCACCACTTCCTGAACTAAACGCATCTTCGTCAAAAGGTTGACTAAATACTACTTCCTGTGGTGTGCTTGACATTCCTGCATAGAACATATGTTCTCTGAATGATGCCACGTATTTAGCACCTTCAACACTTGATTCTGTAATATCTGTAGCTGTAAAAGATGTGTTGAAAACTGTAGGATCATTTGCCCCATCAACAACAAGTATCTTGTCGTTACCATCGTAATTGAATCGTTCAAAATTATACTTACTTGCACTTGTTCTTCCAGTATCCCTGACTGTCCAACTTTCAGATACTACGTCATCAATTGCATGATCTGCTGCAGATGTAGAACTAGTTGCTCGTGTTACACCTGTAAGTGTTGTAGCTGTTTTTCCTGTGTATGTAAATATTTCTGAACTAATCTGTATTGTTCCACTTGAACTAAATCCACTAGTGCTATCCACAGTTATAGTACCTGAACCTGTCATTCCTGATCCTGAAGCTATAGCTACTGCTAATTCAGTTGAAGCAGATGACCAAATCTTTTCCCCTCTGGCAGCTACAATGTTATTGTTAAAAAAGGCTGTCATTAATACTTTTTCTGTGCTAGCAGATGTTTCAGGAACTATATGGTTTACGTGTTTTCCAAATCCATTTATCCTTCTGTAACCCCCCTCAATATCAGGTTCAAAGTTCAATAACTCTAGTGCCTGTCCGGGCTGCATAATAAAGGTTGATCTACTTTTAACAAGTCCACCTTCACATGTAAAGGCAAAAGGCTGTGTTTGAGAAAGATCAGGCACTTATACTGCCCTCATATAGTTTTTTCGGTTAATCAATTCAACTCTCATTCGTTTTACACCATCCTGATATTCTTGGTTGGCAAATTGGGCATTCTGTAAATCAGATCGCAACATAAAAGCATAGTATCTTGCTCTGGCTATTATTACAGGTTCAAACCGTGTTGGAATTATAGACGTATCATCGTGTGAGGATAAATCTGTATGAGTAGTGTAGTAGTCAAACTTAATACTTAAATTATCGCTATCAGGTATAGGACTAAAACCTACTTCATCATTATACGTGGTGAATACGTAGTCTGGTTCACCAACTTTATCTACATCAGTTGCAGTATCTCTTTCTCTGTACCTATCATTCCAATCTTCGTAGGTAAGAAATGATAATTTCTGAGGATTAATGTCGGCTTGAGTTACAGTAACTAATCCAACGTATGCGTCACTACCTGATGCTTCTGCAAATGTAATGTAATGAGTTACTGCAGTAGCAGTAAACGAAAATGTTGTATAGGATGAATCATTAGCATTGCTAAGTGTTATAGTTTGGGATTTAGTTTGCGACCCACCTGATGAAGTACCAATAGTAACTGTAGTTGTTGCTCCTGTGAGTTTTACAACTACATCGTATCCTTTTCCTACGATTAAATCAGACATAGCCTGAGTAGCTGATGCACTGGTAAGTTTCATTGTGTTGCCAAACTTAGAACTGGCTGCAGGAGTACCTGATACAGTTGTCCAGCCTGTTACGCTTGCAGATCCACTAACTTCAAAGTCACCGTTAGTCACATAGTCTTTAGGTTGAAGGAATACTGTATCGTAATCAAGGTATTTTAAAGTTGACGATACTGTAGCATAGTCGTATAACTGTTTACCTGATACAAGATCTAATACACCCCCTGCTCTAGTAAAGGGCCAGTTAAGTTCTGCGTTAATTACGTCTGTAATGGCTCGATTGATAAAGTCTTTTGCAGAAGTTTGAATACCTCTAGAACTACTGAAGGTAGAACTGGTTAATTCTACTTCATTTAAGTCTCTTAAAACGTTATTTATTAACGTTAGATACGTGTTTGCCATTCTGCTTCTCTAGTTTTATTACAGACTTATAAATATCTTTATAGACATTTTTAAGTTTAGTTTTAATTTCTTTTGCGTGTTGTTCGGATTTTGCTTTACTTTCAGCAAATTCTAGGGCATCCTTAAAGAACTGTTTCATATTTTAGTATACATGTTATTGATCCTAAATGCAACCCTATTCTACAAATTGGTCTTTTATACTCTTAATTACATTCTTTAAATCAAAAGGCTTTTCATTTGGTCTGTATGGGCATTGATATTCTCTAGGACATTCTCCTGCATCATATGGAATATATTCCCTGTATTGTGTGTTATTTGCCCCTACAAATACGCATACTCTTTGATCTTTACCTAGTATTTGACTTGCCAACCTACAGGTAGTCATTTTACCTCTAGCTTCTTGAATACCAGCAAACAAATACATAAGTATAATAATAGTTGATAAAACTAGAAGGAAAGGCTTACTATCCATAATATCCAAGCTACAGATCCAAAACCAACCAGAGATGTAATTCCTATAATGGTGTAGTCTCGTATTTGTCTGTTTCTTTCATCTCTAGCGTATACAACTTCCTGCCTTGCTTTACGGATTCTTCCTTCTTCTCTAAGCAGGTCATCCCATGCTGATGTACCATAATTGGCTACTAAAAAATTCCTTAATTCTTCTCTTTGTTTTGCTAATTTCTTTCTTGCACTAAAACTCTCTATTGCAACTTGTTCTATTGAACCATTAAATACTCTGTCTAAAGCTGAAGGGCTGTTTGCATTTCTATGAACATTATCAACATCACTGACTGCAGTCATCCACTTACTTAATTCGGATGACATATCCTCTATCTCTTTGCCTACCATTATTGCCTTTTTAATGGCATTATAGGCTGTAGTTGCCCCTGTAACAGCGGCTGATAGAGTAACTGGGTCAAGCATTGGCTTAGTACCTTATGAATTTTTTAGATTTAGGTTTAAAATACTCAGATAAAGCCAGTTTATGCCTTTCTCTGTCTTTTTGTTTAATAGGTTCTAGTTTTGTAAACTCACACCTTTCATTCGACTTATTAGTCTTTCGGCTCTGTTTGTTACTTGACTGTGCCATCTGCTCTGTCTCATCTGCTCTGCTGCTTCGAGGTGATCACCATCTTTTACAGCTTGTATTTTCTTTTTAAATTTGCAATAACGAGGATAGCCAAGATTAAACATCATATTGCAACATATTAATCTTACAGTCTCATCCAAAGCATCCCAATCATCATATACTTTTCTGCAATCATTTAAAGTAGTCTGTATATCTTGCTCAAACCATTCAGCAACTCTCTCTTTGCTAATGACTGTTCCAACAGGTTTACCGTGTTCTGGATCAGACTCTTTTAGCAAATGCCCCACCCCTGCTGTGGGTAATCCTAAATGATCAAGGTATATATGGTATTTGCAACCCTCATCTATCTCAAGTTCTGTGCGTAACCTATCGGTAAACATTTTCATTAGTGCAACTTCTCCTTATCCTTCTTTTCTAGAACAGAGTAGTAAGCTTCTGTTATCTGTTTTAGATCTTCTTTTAGTAAGATTATTATCTGTTGGGCAGCCAGAAGTTCTCTTCGTAAAGCTTCTTCAAAAGTATCTTCGTGGTTATCCCATCCGTTACCTTTTAGCATTATCGCTTTCCCCCCAATGCACTAAATCCAAAATATGCTCCAACCAATCCACACATACTGATATATTGCGTCATAAGGATGCTTTCTGCTTCAGCTAATCTATCTGGAAATGCTAGAGTTAGTACAGTTGTTATAGCCATTAACAGG